ATCTTCAAGCGCGAAAATCGCAGCGTGATCTGATAGGGCCTGTTTCTGCATCGCCTTAATATCGGTCATGGTCTCTCACTAGGAGGCTATGAACCGCTGGGCGCTCTTGATCTCAGCCCGCACACTATACGCGAACCACAATATTTATCAAGACACCTCGCGGCCCGATGCCATAACAGTCAGCGCCGAGGCAGTTCCGGCCAGCGTTTGGATAAATCCGTTCGTGTCCAAAGTCTGCCCGACCAATTCGGGACAAGTATACGTTTCATTTGGCGCAACGGATCTCGTTTTTACAATTAAATTTGCGTTAGATGCAGACCCACCTGACGCGATCAGGTTTGCGCTGAAAACGGCATTAGCCGCGCTTGTGTTTGTCACCGTGAATTTGTCAATGATCGCCTTGCAATTCGTCGCCGTGTATTGCGTCGTCTGCGCGGCTTCCATCTGCTTTGCGGGGATTAGATTTTTAATTGTTACGGTCATGCTGTTTTCCTAAGCTATAACGGCTTTGATTACCGCAAAATTAATCACTGGCGCGTCGGTTGCAACGCCGCCGGTGGTTTGGAACGTGATGCTAAAACTACCCGCCGCCGTCGCTGTGACGAACATTAGATAGACGTTTGTGGCAGTTTTAACCGAGACGTAAACCACATCCGTTGCGGCCACCGTTGAATTCGTTACCGTAAACGTTGTCGCCGTAGCCAATCCAGCCGCCGAAAACATTGTGATCGCGCCGTTGATCGTATTCAGCGTGACGCCGGTGGTGCGGCTTGTGATCTGCGTTACAGCGCCGCCTGATCCAACCCCATAGCCCAGACCCGCCGACGTGGTGACGACCAGCGAATCCGTTTTAATCGAATTGTTGTTCTGGATAGCTGGGGCCAATGCCGCAAAAGCAATTTCGTTCGCCTGGCGTTCAAGCGTATCTAACGCCTGCTGGGCTTTCGTATCTGCCAGCCCGGCAGCAATGGAAATCTCTTGGGCCTCGGTGACGTCAATGGCGTCAACGGTATTAATCAGCGTTTCAAACTGCTTGATCGTCTTATGATCTGGCAAGAATGCTGCAAGCTGATTGCGTGTAAGTTTCAGCGCCGCCATTAGTTTGCCAACGGCTCAATCGCCGCCTCTAGCCGCAAGAACGATAGGTGGGCCTGTGAGTTACCCCTAAAGCGTTGTATGCGCCAGTTCCGCATAGCGCCCTGGCGGAACCACCGCAGACGCTTAGAGCGGTTTCCCTGCGCCCCCACGTAGATGTAATTGTCTTGGCTGTAGGTCTGCCCATCAAGCGAATAGGACGTGGCGATCTGTGGATTCAGTCCGAATGCGACCCGACCCGTGAGGCTGACCAGTTCCAGGTCATAGATAATTGCACCGCGCCCGTCGTTGTACAGAATCAGCGTTCCAAATTCCCAACGTGCGATATTTCCAAACTGGGATGAAACCGTGTCGGTAAGATAGCCATGATTAACTGACGCCGTGTCACCGACCAACCACTTGTCGTAACACCAAACCAGATTACGCGCCCGGTACTCTGAGAATCCAGCGGTTCCCGTCGTGAGCGTAAACCAAACAGGCTGACCTAGCGCAGACGATGCCGCTGCGTCATAAACGATGGTTCGATCTGGTAAGTGAATCCAGAGATGTTGGTGGCCCTCGTCAACCTTAGTTTCCATCTTCACGGTCGATAATTGGGCTTCGGTGTAGCTTTTTAGCAACACTTCAATCTCGCGTGTTGCGATCTTAACCGTGCCTGAGTTCGCGCCCAAAAACACCGAAATAGTTTCGTTGCGGCCTGATCCAAGAAATGCCACTGCGTCGAGGTAAACTGTACAGGCAAACGTGCCAACGCAGCCCTTCATGATCTGAGCGCCCTCGACCCGTGCAAACGGGAAAAAATCGCCGCCCACGTTGTCGAACACCTCAATGGTGTTTCGGTTTAGCGCGTAGACTTCGTTGCGTACTTTTAATAGTGCCACCACCGGATCAGGATCAGCTTCGGATGATCCGTATTTCAGCGGGTTAACTTGCGTCGGATCGTTTAGCTCGGTGACGATCAGCGACTCGCCGTCTGTGGTCATAAAATAACCATCGACCCAGACGAAATCTATAACTGTTCCCAAATCGGGATCAGTCACAAGCGTGAGCGTGGTTTCGTCCCAATAGTACAGCGACCCGCTAGAGGCCACCGCAAGCCGGTCGAACGAATAGTCGAACGTAACCAGCCCAGACCCGCCAACGTCGCCCAGCGTCGAAACTGAGCCGTCTGAGGATATCTTAACTAGCGATGTTCCCATAACGCGGTAACACTCACCGCGCCAGTTGATCCCGCCCCGGTCAATACCTGGCCCAGATCCAAACGTGACTAAACCGTCAGCCGGTCGCAGATATCCCGCCGAAATACCCGATACCGTAGGAACCGGGATGAGGTTGACGGGATATGATGTGCGAATGTCCGGGCCGTTGTCGGTGTAAATCCCGTTTAGGATCGGAATTTGCGTCACGGTTAGATACCGCCTTCGCCCGTTTGGATGTAAAGCGTTGTGCCGGTCGCTGAGATATGGGCTAGCGTGTCATCACCGTCGCCCTTGGTAACAACGATTTCGCTACCAGCTCGGACCGGCATATCAGCCGTGGTTGCCGTTTGAGCGCCAGCGCCGATCCGCACAAAGCAGATGTTCGCGCCGTTGTTCACTAGACGAACCGACTTAGCCTGCGAATCAAGCGAGACAGACGCGGACGATGCGGCAGGGGTTGCCGTAAGATTTTGGCCCCGGCGAGGCTGGAAGGGTGCGAGAATAGCCATCGTGTTTCCTAAGCTACCCGATACCAAGCCAACGTGTCGGCACGATATCGCATGGTGAAGAATGAATTAGCGGTTAGCGCAGTCGGTGCGCCGATTACCGTGGCCCCGTTTCCAGCGACAGTCAGAGCCGTCACGGCTTGCGAGCAATTGACCTGGACGATCTGCCCGCCCTCGACGTCGTTGACAAATGGTAACGTGATCGTTCCGGTGGCGTAAACCGCGACAGGGGTAATGATCAGCCAGGTTCCCGCGACCGTGACGCTGATATTAAACGCCGTCGCAGCCGGTGACGCGGTTTGCGTAATCAGGCCATCGTTAACCGATACTGCGCCCGTGAGATAGGTTTTCAGCGTGTTAGCCGAAGCCTTGCGAGCGTCACCGTCAGTGCTCGACCAGATCGGAATCAGATCCGATGCGGTGACTGTATCGACAGCGGTGAGTTGGTTGATCGTAGGCATGGAGTGACCTTACGGTAAAATGGGGTTTTCGTCTAGCGGTTCGGGTTCCGGTTCGGGTTCTGGGACCGGTGCGGGTTCAGGTACAACGAATTCGTCCAGCGTCGTGTCGTAAATCATCCCAATCCCAGCATACCGGCCTCGGAAATTGCCGTTGTAGCTTGTCTGCGCCCACCGCGCAGGCTCAAGCCCGCGCAGGGTGTCGAAGTCTTCAAGCCATTTGATTCCAAGTTGCTCATTCTCTGGCGTTTCTAGGATGCCGTTATCGACCACGATAACCTCTGTGACAATGCCGTCAGCGTCTAAACGTGCAAAGTGTGCCATGATTACGCCCTCAATGGCGTGTATGTTGCTGGGGCGGAATAAATGTTGTTTGATATAGTTATTGATAATGCTGTAGATGGTAACGTACACGCAGCAACGTAAGAAGTATTTGTAAACCCACTGCAAAGATAAGAGTATAGTAAAACGCCGTTTTTATAATAATAAACGTAAGATCCATTTGCCATTGGTGCGGTGTAAGCAATACCAATAACGTCACCAGTCGTTGACGTTGCAACCGCCCCCCCGTCGTTAAATAATCCGTTATTTGGATTGTAAGAAATTCCATTTGAAGCAGTAGAAATATTATTTAGTGTATTACAAATAAACGTGTCTGGAATTAAACCAACATATTGATTGACCCCACCAGACAAAGTAAATTCTACGTACCAATTTCCAGTATTTTTTGGATAAAGACTTTTGGCAGAGGCAAGCAAACCAGTTGCATTATTAAAGGTCGTATCACTATTAGAAAACGTCGTTCCAGATGTGGCGTTAGTCGTATTAAACGTAAGCTTAATTACGCCACCCCGCGCCCCCTTCTTATTCCCGCTCATATCCTGCGCGACCATGCCGATAGGCCCGTAGGGGGCCTGACGGGACATCATTTTCTGGCCTAGCATGGTGGGGGCGTTTTGCATTAGTAGGCGTAGCCTTCAGCGCGGAACACGATTCCGGTGTTTGTGACGCCGATGGCGACCCAGAGGCTTTCGGAGGACGACAAGATCAAGGGCAAGGCGTCGGTATAGCCGAAGTCGATCACGGTCTGGGCGGTCGTGGCTGCGACGGTGTAAGCCGCCATTAGCTTAGATCCGATGAATTTCTTAGTCGTGCCGCCATCAGACGAAACGTATAACTGCAATTCGGTTGCCGTCACCGTAGCCCGCGCCAATGCAGTGATCTTCTGCATTCGTGCGCCGTTGGTCTGAGCAGCAAGAAGCTGCACCGAGTTGGTTGGGGTATCGGTATAGGTCGTGTTCGCAGTCGTCGCAACGGCGGTCGCCGCGATAGGCGTCTGAGGTGTGACGATTGAGTTTGGCGTGACGGCCATGATTTAGCTCCTAGAGTGCCGCCGCGATGGCGAAGGTTAACGCAACGGTTGCCAGAGGCACCGTTAGACCAGTGAGTGCAGTGATATCAGAGTTAGAGCCGGACGCAGCCGCTGCGATGGCTGTTCGCCCCGCCGCAGCCGTAGCAGCGATAAACAGCGCCTTGCCCGTTGTGGTGGCTCCTATCGCCGTCTGGGCCGCGTCAGACGTTGCGGCAATGAACACAGCCTTACCAACGGTGGTGCCGCCTAGCGCGTCCTGTGCCGCCGTAGTGGACGCTGCGATAAATACCGCCTTACCAACCGTGGTGGCTCCCAGCGCCGTCTGAGCAGCATCTGCGGACGCCGCTGTAAACACAGCTTTACCAACCGTCGTTCCGCCGAAATTCGTCAGCGCGTTGTTAGCCGTGCTCGCGCCAGATCCGCCGTTAGCCAGCCCGAGAACGCCGGTGACGCCCGTCGTTAGCGGCAGACCGAAACAGTTAATCAGATTCCCCGCCGATGGAGTTCCAATATCCGGCGTGATCAAAACAGCGTTCGTAAACGTCGCGTCGGTAAAATCCGCGTCGGTCAGGATATACGTTTTAAAAACCGACAGCGAAG